TTTCTACCAGTTCGGGGTCCACTATCATCCTGTGACCCTTCCTTCCTGTTACCAGCATGATCGGCTTACCGCAAAAACGGCAGTTTGATTTTAGGCTCATTTATCAATACCGATCAGATCGAAAACAAAAAAACAAAATTTTACAAATAGAGCAAACAAAAAAGGAAAAATAAGAATCGCCATAATAGTCGCCATAGCGTCTTCTATCATATCTTCCTTTCCGACCGCAGGTTGAACGATATTTCCCTGTACACTTCAATCTTTGCCTTCAAAACTTCAATCGCGTTTTTTAGTGATCTGTAGGAACTTTCCTTAACAACAAGTGGTAAGCGGTAATTGTCGTAAGTCGCCATTTTCGCCATGGAATCTATGTCCTTAACGGTCGCCTCGCTGTACTCCAATTTAAGCATTTGGAAATTTTTGGCCAGTTCATTCTCGTACATCGCCTCAGCCTTTAGGTGCTCAAAAATGGCGGCATCGAACTCGAACATCTTCAGCTCGTAGCTCTTTACCGCCTCTTTCAATTCTTCGTTGACTTCGAGGAACCCTGACATTAAGAAACAACGTCCTTTGATACCGCCTTGACACCCGGTACGCTCATCCCTTCTTTCAGCGCCCTGGCCATGCCGTTCAGCGCCACCATGTTAGGATCCAGCAGTTCCAGTGGGTACAGCCCACCAGCAACAGCCCTAATCAGCTCTATCTTGTTTGAGACCTCAGCGGACCATGCCTTCTTGTAGCTGATACCTGCCGGTTTTTCCACTTTCGGCAGGACTACCGATACCGGAACTACCGGAGCGCTAAAAATGGCCTCTGCCTGCTCAATTTCGCCATCCTGGACAGCTCGTTCAGCCGCCTGGGCCCTGGCTTCCTCATCCTGGCGCCTCTGCTCGGCCCGGACCCTGTCCTGCTCTTCCTGCCTGAGCCTTTGTTGCTCCCTATCCCACTTAACCAGCGCCGGGTTGATTATCAGCTCCGCCTTTTCTATGGGAGCTATTACCTCTTTTTCCCTGTCCCTGATCTCTTGTACCACGGCGTTGGCCTTGTCTTTCATTGGCTTGAAGAAAGCAATTGCCTTCTGCCTGATGCCCCTAAGCGACAGCTTGTAGTCTGCGCATCGGAGATAACTGGCCTGATCCTTGATGTCGGCGGCCAGATCTTGGGCCTTAACAAGGCAGGAGCGGCTCTCCATCTTGATCGTTGCTTCCTGGTGCGGAACCATGTCAATCGTCGGCTCTTCTTCCAGATTTTCCAGCGATACGGGACTCTTCATGATGGTCCTCCTATGTTGTGATTTCTTTTCCAGTAAAAAACGGAGACTGCCGATAACCATGCCATCCTGTCTTCCAATTCCCCAAACTTAGTCAAAACATATTTCCCAGTTGCTTTCAGTTGCAGTACGTATTGGTCTTTAATAAATAAGGAGCCCCCAAGGCACATGGCGTAAGCCCACAGCTGGCAACCTGCCCATGTTGGCGCAGTCCCGCTCTTTAAATCAATCAGAACTTCTCGTCCATTCATAATTCCTGTCCTGTCCAGCGTTCCACAATAGAGATGGTCCTTATTGAAAACCATTTCCTCAATTAAAATCGGTTTGAACCCTGTATCTTTTCTGAACTTCTCATAAGCCCGGACCCTGCCGCTAACCCTGGGATCCAAATGCGAAACAGCGAATGATATGCCTCTATCTAAATACTCGCAGGCGGCGTGGACAGCTTCACCAATCTGTCTCCCTTCGTCCGTGTAAAAGGCGGTAGAGATAAATCCCGTGTCGCGAAGGATTGTGGTTACTGAAGGATATTCTTTCCCATCAACAAGATACACATGATCATTTTTTCTTAGCGTTATTTCCACGTAGCACCGCACAGAACATTTCTTATTGATGTCTTGCTTACCATGAATTTTTCTGACAATGCCTTTTTTTTAACACCAGATTTATATAAAACTCTAATTTCATTTGCATTGATTGCGTTTAATTTAAGCCCAACTCCTCTATGTCTATTCTCAGTATGAGTTACAGCTTCAAGGTGGTCAGGATTAACACAGAAGCGATTGCGGCATAAGTGATCTAACTGCATTCCTTTTGGAATTTCTCCTTTTGATCTCATGAAATAAACCCTATGAGCTGAAATATTACGTATTCCTTTATAGTAACATGGCCCGGAGTACCCATTTGACCGTATATGACCATTCCAACGCCAGCATCCATTTTCAAGAACAGTGTGTCCTGGATTGTATCTGGAGTTATGACTAACAACAAAACGCATTGGCTTTCCTTTAAATTTGTTTTTATATCTGTCCGTAACCTTTGCGATTGTGGTTTTTTTCCCACAACCGCAAAGACAACATCCCTCTTCAATTTTTTTAACAACTTCAGACATGTAAGGCTTCAACCTCTTTTTCTGTTAGGTCTCCAGCTTCTTTAATCTCCATTATCGTAAGCCCGCCATCGTACGTCTCAAACGATATTTCAATGTTCGTTCCTTCCTGCTTTGCCGCCACCGCCATGGTTGCCAATTTTGAGTCCATGGTATGGTATGCCTGCCCGTTGTCGCCGTGGACAATGTAGAGCAGGTCAACCTTTCCTTTCGGGTCCTTTATGGCTTTCTTCATCACCTTTGAGACGCCGATATAGACGGTCCCGGCCTTGGGAGCATCAGGAACAATTGCCAGAATTGCGGGAGGGGGAGGCGGCACTTTATCCCTATCTCCGTTGCCGTTTGTTGGCGCCGGTTGCGATTGCTCTGGATGCACCACCTGCGTGTCAACGATCTTTTCAGGCATGAATGGATTCTTCGCTGTCGTCACTTCTTCCAGCCCTTCCATTTCCTCTTTTATCCCGAAGCCTTTAAGGAAGTCCGCCCAACCGTCGCGCAGAACCCATGACTTGCATCTCCATCCGCACATCCTCTTCGGATATGATTTGTGCGTGTTTTTTCCAGCCAGTCCGGCAGTTTCCGCATCCTTCATAGAGAAGGTTCTTACAATCTCTTCCTTCTCTCCCTTTCTCTTTCCGCGACAAGTGGCAGTTTGGGTTTTTTCATCCCAAGTTTCATTAAGATATTCGCAGGTTCCCGACGCCCGAACAATCGCAACCACTGCGTCACCGTAAAGGACTGGCTTTCCGCTGATCACGGCGATATTTTGTAGTGCCTGAAGCGGCTTTAAGCCAACTTCAAGCCCCATCTGAATGGCGATAAGTACGTCTCCTGCCTTTCCCTTGAAACAATCCGGGATCATGCTGGACTTTGCTATCAGTTCAGCATACCTGACGGCCTCTTCGAGCGTTTTAGGCTCTAAAGAGAATCCGGGACTGACTATTGCTATAGACTTAATTTTATCTTCATCTTTGCTCATTTTGGTCCTCCTTTTTGGACTCTTTTTTTATTCTTGTGATGAAACGGCGGAATAATAGTCCTGCTCCTTGCATCAATTCTTTGGTTGTAAAGCCGATCAAGTTCTAATTGATTTTTCTCTGTTTCCTTGACTAATGAAACCCTCGAATCCATAAATCTATTTCCCATGTTTCACCACCACGCTCCCCTTGTTCTCAAACGCCCTCTGCGCCACGCGGTCAATCCCCGCCACTATGTGCGCGCCCAGGTACAGCACGGACACTATCAGGATTAGCGTCCAGTAGGTACTGCGGCGCTCTTGTCTCATATCGCCATCACCTCGTCAATTTCAGTTTTTACGTAACAGGAAATACAGTAAGCAAGGCTTTTCCCTACTATTAAATTAAAGAAAACCATGCTCTTAAAGTTGCCGTGGCAAATATCACAATGGTTGGAAAATGTCGTAGTGTACTCCCTGGATAATAGAGAGTTACTCTTCATAAAAAAGACCCCCACCGCCAACACGCAGGGATAAGGTGAGCGTCAGCAAGCAGGGGTTTAAATAAAAAAGCAAACTGCCTCAAGACAGTTTGCCTGTGAAATTTATTTTTTACTCTATCCCTGCGTTTCATTAAGAACAGTATAGATTATATACCTTTTTTTGTCAAGCCATTTTTTAAAAAACTTTTTACCGTCTGAAAATTACCTCCATGATCTGAAACCGCCAACCCGAACGGCAGCATACATCAGCTCGCGCCGCCATAATGGAACCCCCTCAACTTTCATGGCTTCCAAAAAAACAAGGTCGGCTTGCCGCCTGGTGCAGATATGGGGAACGGTTCGGTATAGGTGATCGTGAATTGCGGCGCTCGCATGGGCTGTGTTGCCAGCCAGAAGATAGGAAAGAGGAAGTCGAGGGACGGAGGCAAAATCTGTTTGGCTCCCTGCCTGAGCCGTTACCGTTCGCTGCAGTATCGCACTGTAGAAAACAAGATCAGCGCCAAGCTCCCAGCGGGACCTACCATGCTTCTCATCGCCAAGGTCTCGGAGCTTGGTTACTTCAAGGGAAGTTAGAAATTCAGCTTTTCCGCTTGTTGCGTTCATGGTGCGCCTCGCTTGCGTCAAGCAGTTGGTTCCTATACTCGGTTTTGATTACCTTTCCACAAATGCAAGTGCCGTGCGTGTCGCCCTGCACCACCGTGACCCTGTGCCGGTCAAACCTTGCTTCATCCTTGCGGAGGATTCGGTTTCGGTTCAATGTAGAGCCCCTGGTTCATGCAGCTTGTCTCTCCGTTCTGCATGGCCTCCTGTTCAGCCCAGATGCGGCGCTGCTCCTTGTCCTTCTCGCGCTGGCTCTTCTCGAACAGTTCCGATCCATTTAACCGGAAATACCAGGTCTTGCTGAATATCGTTGGAATCTTGCTGCTCAACCAGCTCATTTTTTGAAGTAGCCATCCAAGAGCTGTTTGTTCCTCTCCGCGCGGGCATTCTCCAGCTTGTGGTACTCCCAGGCGCGCATGTAGTTGTACCCGTAGGACCCCATGGGCGACGTTTTGAATGTGCAGTCCGTTGTGTCGTACCTCTGCGCGTCCTTGTACCCTCTCTTTGCCCCCATAGAGGCACAACCTGGCAGAAAAAACAGCCCTAAGGCCACTACCGGTAGTATTCCAACCCAATCCGGCATTCTCTGTATCATTTCTTTCCTCCCTTGTCCCTGTCTATTATACCCCAAATCAGCCGCCCGAACCCTATAAGGAAGGCCGCCGAAGAGGCAAACTTGTCCACATTGGCAGTGATCTGAGCCAGCATGTCCGGGGTCAGCTCTACGCCGTAGTGGGCTGCCATGAACCCGCCGGCAAGAGCAACAGCGCAGCCCTGGACCCTCCTGGACAGCATCCAACCGCCTTCCTTACCTGTGTCCTCACGATAAGCCTTTCGGAGATTTTTACCGAGAATTATTAAACGACCATATTTAAGCAATTTACCCATTTTCTTCCTCCTTGCCTATTGACATTTAGGCGTATGTTTTCCTATAATAACGAACATGATAAGGGAAAAAGGGCTTGAAACAGCCATAGAATTTATTTGTAGGCACGAAATGAAAGCAAATATAAAAACAGGTCTTTGCCATGCCTGCAAAAATATATTTTTTACTTACAATTTCAGCCCCTCTTGTTGCAGCAATAAATGCGCCCGATCCCTCGTCAGAAAAGGTGGCTTTATTAGTTGCAAAACGTGTGGAAAAAAAAGGTATTGCTCTCCGAGTCAGATGGGCGTTTTTTGTTCCATTAAATGTTGCCAAATAGCATGGAAAATAAAACACCCTCTTTTTAAGGGGCAGTGGACAACCATGAAATCCGGATACAGAGGTAAAACAATAAGAGATCCCATATCTAATAAAAGCATAAGACTTCTTGAGCATAGAGAGACAATGGAAAAACATCTCAACCGCAAACTCAGACGGTTTGAGAGTGTTCACCATAAAAATGGAATACGATCTGACAATAGAATAGAAAACCTTGAACTCTGGAGTGTTCCAGGCCAAACTATCGGTCAAAGAGTTACTGATATTATAAGTTTTTGTGTTAATCATTACCGTAAAGAAACAATTTCTATGCTAAATCCGGATGGCTCCGCCAGCCACCAAAATTCTCGAACTTTTCCCAGTTGATCCGAGGTCGTAAAATAACCTTCCCAGTAGCGAACTTACATTTTAGGTCCAGAGCCCGCGCTTCCGCAACGAAGAAACTATCAACGATCATCCCGGTATGATAAGCGTCGCCTTTCTTGCGGTCAGGATGAGTGTCAGTAGATTCAATGAAAAAGCCAATATCACCCACTTTTGGTAAAAGGGCAGGAACAAAGAAAGCGAACTGATTGGCGCATCCATCCGGGCAGGACAACCCGTTCTTCCTGAACACGAACTCATTTTTTTCTGAGCAGTCAAGATACTCCGGTTGCTTCCCCATGTCCGTAACTTCGGCCCCCCACTTATAGGGTATTCCAAGACAGCCCCTCGCCGTCTCCGCCAGGGCTTTCCTGATGACCTCTTTCTGGTGCGCGTCCAAGCTCACTTTACACCATTCCTTATCAAGAGAGTCTTGATCTCGCTGGTAACATCCCTCACCTCGCGCACGTCGTCCTTTACTTCTGATATTTCTGAACGGAGCTGAGTAATGTTGTCGTCAATTTTCAAATTGATCTGCTCCTGCCGGGCCTTGAAACTTTCGAGAGTTATTACGTCGCCGGTTGAGTCGGAAAGATGGGCGTCCAGCTTCCTTTTTATGTCCCTGATCTCTGTATAGCTGACGTAATCTCCGTTTCTCTTTTTGAGGAACATTGGTATCTCCTTGTAGGCGACGTAAACGATTAGTCCGCCCACCAACCCAAATTTGTCCAGCATTTTCAAAAACAGTTCTTCCATATAGCACCCCTATCGCGGTTTTCCTGGCACAAAACAGGTAAAGTTCTTGGCGTTTGCTGGGTCCGCATTGAATACCGTAAAACTTCCCGGCAGACCGCCCAAAGACCGGATTCTCACCGACATCGTGGAAGTGTCCGCATCGTACGCCTCCGAACAGACTGGGATCCCCAGCTCCCTGGCATTGAAACTAACGGTTGACAGGGTTACGGTCTCCTGCGCCGCAATGGCGCCGCTGGCGAAATAGAGGACGTAGCCCTGGTAGATGCTGATATTGGCAGAAGAAACGAAGATATTTGAGCCGTTGACAGTGACAGTGCTGGCGTTTACCTGCTCTATCGTGGCGCTGTCAACGTGGACCTCGGCCCACTTGGTAGTGGCTGAACCCAGACTGTAGGTCAGGCCGGAGGAGGGTATCAGGTCGAAAGGGCGTGAGCTGTCGTCCTCTGCGTGGCGATGGATGTCCATCGTTTGATAAATTTCCCTGAAGTTCTCTGAAACGGCCGGGTCCGGGACTTCGTAGGGAGGTTGCTCCGATCCATCTATCCGGCAAGGGACAAGAAGCAAGAAAAACATGATATTCAAAAAATAAATCCTCATTGTCACCTTAAATCTCCTATCCCATCTAAAATTATTGTCCTCAATTCCGGCATACCTTCCGCTTCTTTTGGCTTGGATCGCTTTTCCATCTCCCGGTACCTGTCAATCTGCCTTTCAATGCGTGTGATCGCCCCATGTCGAGAATGAACCTTTTCCTTCTCAGCCGTGGAAAGTTTGCTTGTTTTTTCCTTTATAGCTTTCAATGACTGTCTGGTCTCGTCCCTCATCTCGTAGTAGTCCTGCAAGTTCCTTCCTGCGGAAAAATACCAGTCCCTGATGAACGGGTTGGAAATTGGCTTCCCAGTCACAAACCGCGTCACCCTGCCCAGATACCCCTCAATGAGATAGTCAATCTTTATGGGGGAAAGATTAAGCTTATCTCCCATGAATTTGGCAAATTTAGATGTGTTGTCATTGAATCTCTGTCTCGGCTCCATCCCTTCAAACCATTTGCCTTCCAGCGGCCTTACCTTTGGGTAGTCCCTGGTGTTCGTGGCCACCCCAATTAGCGGCTTTATCAACTGCGGCAACCATGAAAAGAAAACCCTTGTGGGATCAGTTACGTTGAACTGGTCAGGAAGAAATGCCGTCGCCCCTGCCGCATAGTCGCCCGCCGAGTATTTGGCATCCATTGCAATATCTGCCAATGCCATGTTGATGATATGTCCAATAATACCCATCTGTTCGGGAATCCTCAGCTTGACCAGTCTCTTTCCGTCAGAATGGGGCAGCCACAGATAGTTGGCCAGCTCGTTCGGTTCCAGGTCTTTGTATGCCTGCTTCTGTTCCTTTGAAGCCCGTTTCATCATGTAGGCGAACGATCCTATAATGGATGCGGTGATGGCCGCCACCACAAACAGCGCCCGGTTCTTCGTATCTTTCTGTCCCAACGTTCTGCCGAACTGAGCCAACACCTGGATGCCGGGATTGAAAAATGGGATGGACTTGATCAGTGATGATCCGCCCCACCATCTGCCCGTGTGATGGAACGGCACAGATACCCGCCCGGCATCTTCCATGGCCACAACCTGGCTGTGCCCACTCATCCTGGACTTGATATACTCCGTTCCTCTTGTGGCAAATTCGCTTACCTTTACTGGCCAGGAAAGAAAGTCAAGGCCGTCTTCTATTGCCTTGGCGATTAAATCCAACCCCTTTTTCTCTTTCGCCAAAATCTTGAAAAGTTCCTCTGGCGGGGTGTCTTGGTGCCGGACGAATGTCTGCCTTTCTCCACCCATGACCATGTACTCCTCAAAAAATTCAGCTTCTTTGCTCCCATGCTTCCACAGAGCTTTTGAAATGTTCTTTAAAGCATCGTAAATTGGGATCATCTTGTTCCTGGTCTGAGATGCGGCGCTGATCTGGTCAATTAGGAAGTTCGTCGGCGCAAACAGGGGATAGGTGCCAGTTGTCCCCTTGGTGAACCACCGGGAAGAAGTCTTCATCAGTTTCTCGAAGATACCAACGTCTTGATAGCTCATCAACTCGTCAACCACCTTCTTTATTTCCTTGGAAACCAGTATCGGAACCCTTTTCCCGTTCCTGTCCCTGGCCATGATGATATTGGTGTCCTTTTCCTGGGGATATGTTATCCTTCCGTTCCTGGTGTCATAGGACGGCTCCAACGGTAACTTTTGAAACAGTTCAGGGAACTGGTCGGCAAGTCCCCCGATCTTATTGTAAACCATCTGCCTGAGACTTTTGCGCATGATCTCCGCGCTGTCAGTGATGAGGGAATAGAGGGGATTGATGATTGACAGCTTCGATCCCTTTCTTCCCAGCAGAGAAGATACCTTGGTCTTGCCAACCCGCACGCCCGGCAGTGCCTCTCCGGTGCCTATGATGTCATCGTAAACGTCACGCTTAAACGAAGCGTACCCTTCGATGGATGAATACCGAGACACCTGCCCGCTTGTTATCAGTCCCACGTCACCATCTGCCATCATTTCAAGGTTGGACTGGTTGTAGAGATCGTAGGTCTTGGCGAACTCTGTAAATGTGGCCTTGCCTTCTTCGTAGGCGCTATCAATAACGGCTTTATCGAAACCGTCTCTTTTCAGTATTTCTTTCGCCTGTCTGTAAATTTCAATCTTTTTCTTTAGTTCGGCTATGTCTTTCATTGCCATTATAGATGGAGATTTCATTAGATCGTCAATTCTTTCCCTGGCCGCAATCGCTACCGCCTCCAGCTTGTCCAATTCCTGGTAGAGAAAATGTTGCCTCCGCGCAATGAGCCAATGAGAAAAATTGTCAACCAGTCCTTTCTTTTGCAACTCATTCACAAAGTCAGAGATACTTTTGTCCGTGTCCTTGCTGAAAGATCCATTCTTATACGTCCAGTACCCCCTCTTTCCGTTAATATTGTTGAGTATGAAATGGTTTACGTTATTGTATTGCCTCGCCCACAGTGACGGATCTGATGCCGTGCGCTGGACCCCGGCCTCGCGGGCCAGCTTTTCTATGGCGTAGAGATTGTCTGCAATTTCGCTTTTAATCTTGTCCCAGAAATTGAGGTAGGAGTCTTTAATCTCATCCTGTTGAAACTTGTTTGTCATCCTGGCCCCAACCTTGTCAAGGTTGCTCAGGTTTTGGTACTCCCCAAGAACTTTCCTAAAATCAGCCAGCATGTCCGTGTATATCGGCCTGTAGAAAGAACCACCGCCCTTCAGGTACATATTGACCAGCTCTGGGTACTTGCTGTAAAGCTCAGATGGTGATTCCACTGACTTCTGAAACAGAATGGCCAAACCTTCCTCCATGCGCGTTTCGAGTTTGTGCGTCTTAACCCCGCCGGGGTAGTATTCGACGTACAGCTCTGTTAGCTTTTTTCTGACCTTCGCGTAAACCGTGTTGTAGATTGGCGTTCCGGTCTTGGATGATCCTATTTTCCTCATCAGAGGTTCAGCCGTGGAATACTTCTTGCTCATGGCATGAAAGGTCTCATGCACCGCCACGCCAATGTCGTTCAATGCGTTCAGATAGACGTTGCCTGTCTTGGGGAAAAATACGCCTTCTGTTCCCCTGGGGTTGTAGGTCTCGCCTATCCTGTCAGCGTACTTCTTGGCCACGTTCTTTATCTTTTCGGACAGCTTGAAATCTTCTTTAGCTGTGGCTCCTTCCGCTGTCACCTTCTCGATCTTGTCAATCTGAGTGGAACCCTTAGCCGCTGATACGCCTTTGCCGCCTGCCTTTTTAGGCGCGCCTTTTATGGCTTTCGCTCCAACCACTGATTGATCGTTACCTGAAAAATGATGAGGACTTGCCTCGCTTTCCGGCCTGGACCAAAACACAACATCGCCATCAATGACAGATAGGGAGTCCTTCAGGTACGCAGGATTTATTCCGGTCACAGGGATGGCCTTAGTTTTGTCAAGCATTGGCATAACAATGTTGCCAGAAGTAGGCTTAAATGCGGGCACTGTTTTTGTCTTAACTGGGATGCTAACGCTTTTTCCTCCAGACTTCGGGTCTCCAACCGTAAATTCTACGCTCTCTTTTGAAAACTTTGTTGCCATAATTACGCCGCGCCCTGCTTGTTTGATGTATGGCGCAAGTTCTTTTAATGCGGCAAGCGCCTGATCTTTGCTGAGAATAACCTGATACTTCATGTCCGAAGGGATAACTCCAGCTGTCTTGGGGTATTCACCATCAATGAGACGGACGGACAATGTCGTGTCTCCATCGGAAAACGAAAGCGAATTTTCTCCTAAACTAAGCTGAATGCTTCCCTCTTTCATGGCCTTCATTCCTGCAATTACCTTTCCCCCAACAACTGGAAGAATGTATTTCCCATCCTTCAATCCCTTAGCATTGATAGGCTCAAAATACATGCGCCGCCCATCAGTACCAACGATTTGCCCTTTTCCTCCCTTAACCTCAATGTAGGTGCCTCGAAGTGTGTGGCGCGTTTCGTCTTCGCTTGAAAATTTGCTGGCCTTCTCTAAAGAGTCAAGCAATGCGGAACGTTCAATGGTGCCGCCGTCTTTGGTGGTTTCTGGTAAGGCTGGGAAATCTGCGGGGTCCAGACTTGTCTTGTCCATGTTCTTTCCCATAATCTTGTATGCTCCAGGGGCAAGGTTTGACTTCGTTGTTAAAGCAACTTCAAGATCGGTTGCCATCATGTTTCCCTTGCTGTCAACTACAACATGCTGAAGGATAGGAAGTTTCGAGCCTTTATGGATTATTGACTTCATGGCGGATACTGCGTCGGTTGTCTTGGATGGTTTTTTTGTAGAGATTATTGGGTCATCAGCCACCGTCGCCGCTGCTGGCTTTTCGGCCAGAGGCACTTCAGGCGGCCTTTCGCTGATGGGCTTAGATGTGAGTGTTGGAGTAGCTTCAGCCGGCACGCTGGGGATGTGCTTGACCTCAATGGAGCCGCCGCCGGGCAGGGGGATGATGGTTGACGCTGGGGGATTTGATGGGCCGTATCCTTTAGGGGTGACATCCGTAATTGTAGATTGTATTTTCTTTCCAGCCAACCTACTCTCTCCAATGCTGGCCTGATCTTTTTCAACCTGGCGCCTGACTGATAAAAGCTCATCAGGGGATAATTTCCTTCCGTTAAATTCACCAGTCCTGAGCGTTAGCTGTCCCTCTGCAATAGAGTTGCGAACCTCCTGTACCTGTCTGGGGTCGGTTATGGTTGGTTTCTGTGGTTCGGGGGAGGGAGGGGTTACTTCTGCGGCTGACTGGCTGGGGCTGACGGTTTGTTGAACTTCACTTGTCGCCCGTCCGGGTACAATATCCCCGTCAGCTTTCCCGCCTTGTACAGAAGAAGCGGTTCTGCTAACCGTTGGGGATACTTCTTTCGAAGTTCTTGCGTAGAGTGTATCTTGCCCTTGGGGGAATTCATTTTTTGTTCCTTCCAGTTCATTATAACCCCGAACATACTCACTTGTCAAGGGGACGATATTCTTTATACCTTTCACCTCGTCGGAAATCCTGCCCTGAACATCTTTCCAGTTAAACCCAAACACGCCACTGATGGTTATGCCCTTGTGAGTCTTCCCCGTTTTTTTACCAACAGTTTCCAATTCAGCTATCATGTCCTGAACCTTTTGTATGTCTTGATGCACCTTGACTGGATTTAGCGGGTTCTTCCCTGTCAAGTTTAACGGCAGGACAAGCTCGTCACCTCCCCAAATTATAGGGGTATACCCAAGATCGGAAAACATCTGAACCAATTCCCTTATAAAATAGTTCGATCCCTCCATTGTCAGCCGCAGGTTCAAATCATGCAGGTTGTCAATGTCCAGCAACACCATAGAAGAGTCTTTTACAAGTTTGTCGTCAAACTTCCTGCGCATAAACATAAACCTTTTAGCAAGCCCGCCAAACCTGGTATCAGAAAACTCTGCTTTTGCGATTTCGTTTATGTCTGCAACATTCTTGGGTTCGCCCAGCTTTTCGATGGCCTTCCCTAAACCGCTCTTCCTGGGAACGTAGAAATTATCGGCAAAGTTCTCTGTCTTCACAATATTGTCAAAGGCGTACTTCTCTATGGGAGCCCTGCGTTCCACCGGCTCGACCTTGACGATTCTTTCCTTTGTTGGTGGGATTATGTTGGCCTCACTTTCAGCTTCAACCGTGTATTTCTTACCTGTTTCTGTGATCAATGTGAATTTTTGCAATACCTCAGCAGATTCCTCCGCTTCCTGTCCACTAAAAAATAGACCTTTTTTGCCTGAAATAGGCGGTTTTCCAGCTTCAGGGGGGGTAAGAGGCGCGGTGGGCGGTTTGGGACCAACTGGCGCCATCCCTGGGGCTGCTGGCGGCTCTGTGGGGGGCTTTTCTGCCACCATTCCCTCTCTTGGCGCCTGTTCTGCCGGCACAACGTCCTGCCTGGGACCTAAAGGGTAAAGCCTTTTGATCTTTGGACCGGAAGGAAAGCCCAGTTTCTTGCTTAAATTTGCGTACCAGTCTTCAGGATAAAGCAACTCTACTGCCCTGTCTGGAACGGTTACAGTTGTAGCCTTACCTGTCCTCGCGGTATGGTCGGCCAGGTCCTTAAAGCCGGGAGCCATGGTGTCCATTTTGTTCATGGCCGCTTCGCCGCCGTTCTTGTAGATGGCCTCAACCTTTTCAGTCGTCAATTCAACTGTGAAAGCTGGCAATTTTGCCTCTTTTACGGCTTTCCTGTAGGCAAATTTGTCGAATCCAGCTCCAGACAACTGCGCGGCTGCCGAAAACAGCGTAAATCCAGCCATGTTTCGCGCCATGCGCCCAGGAAGCGTCTCGTCGTCCTCGCCTTTTGTGAAGGCAGTAAAGGGAACCGATTCAACCGCGGAGTTGACTACATTGAAAATTCGAGGGTTTTTGGCTATCCATGTGGCAATAGCTGGCAGTTGCTTTGCCGGGGCTGTTATCAGTTTTGTCGCGTAATTTGAAGGAATGGCCTGGGCCAGAAACATGGCGCCATTCAACTGTTCCCTTCTGGAACTGGCCCGCATACCAAGAACTGTCGGATCGAGGCCGGGATCCCGTTTTAGAAGTGTCTCTTTTAAAAGCTCGTTTGATCCAGTTTCAATCTCTTTGTTTACAGCGTCTTCCCATAGCTGTAGCTCTTTCGGCTTCTCCCATGGAGTAGGCGGTATGACTTCCGGTGCGCGAATTTCAGGATCAATCCCTGTCCTTACCTTTGGTATGTTTATTTCCCCTGTAAGAGCGTCAAAACGGGGAACGCTTGGGGAGAGTTTAACTTCTGGCGGAATGTCCTGTTCTTGTTCCCATGGAGGCGGAGGGATAGAGCTTTCTGTCTCCCATGGAGGTGGCGGAATGTCTTCTTCAGTTTCCCATGGTGCAGGTGGAACTATTCTTGAACCCATCCGCCGGCCTTGGTGTAGCGCCACCACTTCTTTGTCTTGGGGTCCTGCCTTCTTGTGGCTGTTTCTGATCCGGTTGCTCCTGCCCCAGCGCCGCCCGATCCGTTAGAACCTCCTTCCTTCTTCTTGAAATAGTTGGCAAGCGCATCGCCCATCTCTCCTGCCTTCTTAACTCCCTTCCTGGCCATAGCCTTACCTTCCTGAATCAGGCTTGGGGTTTCTGGTTCTGCCCTTTCCTCTACCTTTTTTGCAAATGGTGAGGGGTCTGCACCGATATAGACAGACGCTTCGTAGGCTAATTGCCGTGTAGCTTCGTTCAATGGCCCAAGTTTTAATTCTTTAAGAGCATTTAAACGGATAGCCCTTGCGTCTTTTGACCTGGGCGACTCAGCGGAAGATCCTCTGGGTGGAGCGGACCGTCTTTGTTCGTCAGGTGGTCTTTCCCATTGATTTGTTTCATCGTTAAATAAAAACCCGCTCTTTGGCGACGGACTCATAGTCACATCTTCAAAAACAGAATTACGTATTGGGGATGCAACAGGATCAGCCATTCTTGTTTCAATGTAAGGGTAATCTTGGCCAAACCGTTCATCTCTTTTCATGTATTCTTTCCTGAATGAAGGTGTTCCTGGTTGACTTATATTATAACCAACAGTCTCTTCGCCTGTCTGTCGTTGCTCTGGAATTTTTCCTGTTTCTAAAACTGCATTGTATTCAGCAGCAGTTTTAATTGCACCAGAAACTATTCCCATTTTCGCAATTTGTAATCTTAATTCGTCGTCTTTTCTTTGCTGTTCCCTACGCCTTGTCATCATTCCCATGACGGTTCCCTCCTGTTATTTTCAAATTCAACCAAATATATCCATGCCGCTTCTAACAAGGTCAAGTCCCCCCTTAGCAATTCCCATAACATTCCCTATGGCATCAAAGCTATTGCCTCCGGTTCGTGTCTTCATGAATGTTTGATACTGATCGCTGGCCAACTGCTTATCCAGAGAATTTGTTTTAAATGTCAATTCGTCGTAGAACCGCTTTTCCGCACTGGTAAGCTCTTCTTTTTGTAGTAGTTTTTTGAAGAGGTTGTTGATAGTGTTGATCCTTTCGTTGCTGGATAATTCAGCAAATGTCTTCTGTCCAGATAGTCCAAGCTCAGCGCCAGTCAACTGTCGCTTCAGACCTCTTTCTGCCTCGCCCTGCTCAGCGCCAACGTCAAGCCCTAAAAGTTTATACCGAAGGTCTTTTTCGGCTTGATCCTGAGCCGTACCAGCGGCATACCTTTGTCCGTATGCTCCCCTCAACGCTTCTTCTCTGGCCTTCTGTCTGCCGATCTCCGCCATTCCAAGCTGAGTCCTGGCCCCAGCCTTTGTCTTAGCTCCGCCAGACCTTATCTGGGCCAATGCATTGGCCTCAATATCTGATATTTGCCCAGGCCCACCAAGCCCCCTGTCCAGATAGTCCATCTTTGACGATCCTATGTCTTGCGCCGTCTGTTCGTCAATGCCCTGCAAGGTCTGATTTAGCAGATCTGTTTCCAAACTCTTCTGAACCTGATCAACGGAAGACGGCGCACCTATAGTTTTAAGGTAGTCCTGAAAATACTGATCGCCAACTCCTGATGGAGCATTGTATCGGCTTGAAGGCGCAACTGGTCCACCCACATTTCCAGGCATGAATGAACCGCCACCAATTCCGCCACCCTGACCGGGATTTAGCAAAAAATCGTAATTGGACGAACCGCCAAGCATGCTTTGCAACAATGCGTCATAACTGAAGCCGGTATCACTGGCCGGAGGAGCTACTGGAAGTAATGCTCCGTTGTCCCCTGGACTTAAAGCATCCAGCTTTCGTCTGGTTAAATGTTGCGGTGACATTGCCGTAAAATTGAATGGAAGCATATTGGGATTTTTTGATTCCTGATATGGAAGATATTCTATAGCCATGGTATTCTCCTTTTAATCGTCGTCTTCGGGATCAGTGTCATAGTAAACAGCCGAATTGAGTAACGCCCAGTCGGTTGCGCTATTCACCGTCCATTTCAGACTCAAAAACTTGCCCTGCTGGGCCTGGTTAAACGGAACCGGCAACTTGAAGTCTTGTATCCCGCTTTCTCCGTTCATCTGGTAACTTGCAAAGTCATGGGCCGTATTCACACCGTCAAGATAATACTCGGTCTGAAGCGTAGCATCGCTCCTGTTCGTTGTCATGTAAATATAGTCAAACGTCTTCCTGTTGTTAAGTGATCCGAAGATGTGGCTTTTTGACTTGAAGTAGGCGTTTATGTTTGCCCCGTTGTCTGAGTTTCCTGTTTCTGCCTGCCAGATTCCTCCCTGGTTCCCAAATAGAATGTTCCCGTTGTAAACGTTAATGTTGTCTGCGTTTATTCCGGAATATAAATGGAAGTCATAATTTCTGTCACAGACGAAGATACTATTGTTGGCTGAAGATGAAATGGCAACCGACAGCCAGTACTGTTTTCTATTTGTAAAAACGGATGCCGTCCTCAATAGTGCGCCCTCATTCCAATTGAAAGTTACCGCGTTTAATGTGGGCGATTGGGTTGAGTCTGTCTTTGTGAAATAAACAACTGCGGAAGCATACGGCCCTGTGGCGATAGTTGGAATAGCCCCAGAGGTTATTGCTTGCTTGGAAGTGTAGGTAGTAGCATCCGTCGGATTAATAATGGCATCTGTGTCGGAAAAAATATCAAAAGTCATTGTGCCGTCATTTAATGCGTTGGTAACATTGAACGTCCCCCAGGAGGTGATGTTTGTTCCTATGTTAATTGGCTGAGTCGTAAAACTTGAAGACAAGATTCCTGGACCAAAAATAGATATTTCGCCAAGAGATAACTCGTTGTACGGAAAGCCTGTTGATGCTGGGTTGCTTGGATTATAGTGAATATTGAAATATCCAGAGCCAACGTAAGTGTTATCGGTAACACTTGCTATCAAGATTTTTTGGGGGTTGAGAGGGTCGGTGTGCTTGACGTTTCTATAAATTGAAAATATGTTATCCGTTGATCTAAAAACCATAACGTCGGCATGTCCGGAAACGCCTTGCGCCACCATAGAAGATGCAAGGACCGTAAGTGATCCGATAGAATTTGTAATGCCAAATCTAAACAGATAATTTGTCCCTGATGTTGACAGCTCAAGACGGTACCCGTTTGCTCCTTCAAAATCAATTATAGAATTTGACATTATGTCATAGTTCTGAATGCCAAGCAACGAACTGAATTGTATGTTTATCAACCAGTATCCATAGGAAACGCCAGATAGCGTCCATATCGAAGATTGGCACTGCAATGGACTGCCTGGTAACCCACAATCGGAGATGCTGGAAGTTTTTAGCCTTCCGCTTTCAATAGAAAAGCTGCCATTCATTACCGTCCATGTGTGGTTATTTGTATAATCACCATCTTCAAAATCGTCGTCTGCTGACGGCGTGCTAATAAAAACAACATCTCCCGGATAGGCAACGGAAGACAACCCCGCAGTAAAACTTCCAGCCCCCCAGTCAGCAGCGGTCGTTTGCGTCCATACCCTTTGATTTAGATCTCCTTGGACAAACGACGCCATAAGCGTGTCGTTGTCTTCTGTGATTTTCTTGTAAGTGCTCCCATCAAATTCATATATAGACCTGTCCGAAGTTAACCATCTCAGCACCCCATCGCAATCCTGTACGCTTTCCGGATAAGAAGACCCTATATCTTGGCTGTATGCTATAGATCCAAAATTGGTCCTTCGGCTTCCAGTTATGGCACCAAAAGAATGGGGCTTAAACCACATCAGCTTATCTTTAAAAGATGCAAAAAAAACAGACAAGTTTTCGTCAAGTTTACCCTGGACCTGTATCCTGGTTGGGGAATCCTCAGTGGGGTTTACTTCCAGGTTAAAGGCACTCCCGTCCAGATACTTGGACCCGTAAATTTCGCGCCTGTTATTTACATTGTTTACCCACAACCTTCCCTTGTGGGCTACCATCAGACTCATTTTAAGGCCAGGGCTTGAGATAGTGACAGAGTTCCCATCCCAGTACTTCAGCCCATCCGTTTGGTTCCCATAATAGAAACGATCACCAAAGGCAACTCCTACCGTCAGAACATTTACGTCAACTGTTCCAACAAATACGGTGAAATTTGTGATTCCAGCAGTCGCCTTCAATGTGCCGCTGCTTTGGTTTATAAGGTAACGGGTTCCGTTGGAAAGAGGGAATACCCATTTGGATATGGAAGTTTCTGTACTAAAAGCAACAAACCCTTTTCGCGGTTTAATGCCGTTTATAACGTCAGTAACCACGTTCAGAGCATCTGGGCTCTGCCCGTCTTGCATTGTGATCTCTGAGTCGTCGGTGTTAAGTCCGCGTGGACGTGGAAGATTGAAAACTTCAGCGCAAAGCGAAGAAACTAAAAAAAAAAGAGGCAGGATCAGGAGTTTTTTCATTTGCCGCTGCCCGCGCTGATAGATGGGGAATAGTTGTACATGGTGCTGATCCTGTTCCGCATCAGCCCCAGCCCGTTCGTGTACATGGCCAGGTAGGCGTTCGCTTCGTCCACCTTGCGCTCGATCATCTTGATCCTGTACGTGGCATGATAGACAAGCGTCTGATGGTAGGTGTAAAATGCCCTCTTGCCGTCAAATGGTACGTCACTGGCGGCGCTCAGGTCAGGAGCCTGGTAATAGAAGCGGACAGTCACAGTCCCGGTACTGGTAACAGTGGGGATAGGGATATAGGAGATGGTCTGTTGCGCTGAGGTTGTGGCCTGGTCCACCCAATACTCCAGCGGTTCCCCGTTACTCTTGCGCCAGTCCTGGTTGCCATTGTCCAATCCCTTTAAAGTCTTCTCCTCCAACGGTTGGATGTTGCCTTGTGGGTTTTTGAAGTCAACGTGGGTTATGACCAGCAGGTCTGTGGGCAGCAGGTAGTAGGTGGTCAGAGGAGAAAGGGAATAGCTGGAGCTTCGTTCAATTAGCCAAGTGGCGTTCACCACCTCGCGTTGCGCTTCATTGATGAAGTCGAGCAAAACGGCGTCAGTATAGCGTTGCCTGGTTGCGTCAGTGTCCCTGATGTTGCGCCGGACCTGTGTCCGAATGTCCGCAAGGGTCAGGCCGAAACAGTTTACTGAAAACAGGAATAAGGGAAGAACCGCTAAGCAGAATTTTTTCATGAGCTCTTTTTAACCTCGTAAGGTTTCATGGCTTCTTCAAGCAGGCCTCTGTTGTAATAGGTGGGCACGGCACTTACCCTGCCTCTGTCATCAACCACCAGCTCTCGAGACATCACTTTAACGGCCGATCCGGCCGCCACCTCTGCGGCCATGTCCACGTCTGTGTTAAGTATCATCTGACTGGTGTTTCCTCCCTGCAATAAGGAAGTAATTTTAAACGGCTGTTTGTGCTCCAGAGTTCCCTTCAGTTTCAAATTGTCGTAGTCAGAAAATTTACTGAAGGACGCCTTGTACAGAACATAGGTATCCTGCGCCGCCGCCATGGTTAAGCAGGCGAAAACGATACTACTGACTGTGAGCGCCCTTGCCATCCTCATACAATTTCCTCATTACGCCGTCAGTAAACTGCATAGGTTGAGTTGCAGCGTTGTCTATCCTCATAATAACAATATCGTCTATGGATACATTCGTTGCCTGGTTCTCGTTTACGTTAAAAAACCTATCACCAACAAACGGCTCCCGTCCGTTAGCTGTCATTTCCCCGCCTATGGTTTCGCTGTTTGTGCAATTCTTCCCGGCATATTTTCCATTATAAAAAAGTCTTACGGAATCTGAACCAGCAGAACCATTACCATTATAAGTAAATCCAATATGGTACCATTCCATCTTACTGAATGCTGAAGTTGAAAACGTTGAGGATGACTGAACATTCATTCCGGTATTGGTTGTCCAGTAAAGTATGCAACTAACCATCCTACCGGCAAACCCTGTGCAGTTGGTTAAATCTGTAAGGATACTCAACTCCCATCCCCTGTACCCGCTGGCCAATTTAAGTTTAGAAATTACTGTAGTGTTCGCAGTTATCGGCCCTTTAATCCACCCCGAAACAAGCATCTGATCGTATTGAGTTAGCTCGTAGCTCGCTGTTTGACCACCGATTCGGACGTTATCGTTGGTCCCATCGAAAGACAGCGATTTCCCGAACTTTCCAGTCACCCAGGCTGCGCCAGTAATTACCGCCTGAGTGCTCTTGCCAAGAGATCCGGACGCGAGAGACCCCTCGCCTTCATTTAAATGATAGATCTCAATGATGTTGGCCTTCTGCCGATTACCAGACTGGCCGGCAGAACAGAACGATGCCAGTAAAAGAACGGTAAGTACCGCTCTAATTGCCATCGAACCGCCTCCTTACCTTCAGCCACCACCCGAAACCGGTGGGTCCCATTCCCCCCTGAGTTGTCCATGGTGCGCTCGTAATTGCCAGCGCAATCGCTTCTCCTGAATTTATGGTCACAACAGAAGGCAGGATAGTGACGCTTCTCGTGCTCCCGGTGGTCACATGTATCCCTGCGGTAATAAAGCTCCACGTTGATCTGTCCAGGTTCACCACTGTCGAATGGGCGATATTGAACTCCGTAAAAGCAACGGAAGACGAACGGATCAGGTACGCTCCGGCTGCCAAAATGGTTAACGTGCTGTCAGGTACAACGTAGTGCGCTCCAAACGGATCAAAAGTGTCCGATCCCACATATACGTCAGACGCAGGAACCTCCAGATATATGTAGTCGGTAACGTGCGTTGACAGCGGTCCAGCGGCACCGGCCGCGCCTGCCGCTCCGTCAGCTCCAGCGGAACCATTTTTAACGAATTTGGACCGCTTTAGCCCTGCCGCGTTGGCGTTCAGGGCTGAAATGAAAATAAGTAAGGCCGCGATGGCCAGGACGTGCTTTTTCATAGTGTCACCCCTCAGTCCTTCTTGAACCAGTGTTCCGATCCGCTGGCTCCACCCTTGGTCGTTGAGCTGGACCACAGGCCAAAGACGTTGCCTTGACCAGGAACCACCCAGCTATCACCAGCAGCTATGTTAAGGGGATTGGTCGAAGATGACAAGACAATCCCAAACGTGCTGGTAATGACCGTGTATGTAGAATATGACGGATAAAGGGAAAGCATGCCGTCCGAAGTGTTGACAATCTCCCTGAACCGCCAATACGTTACCCCTGCCAATCCAGAATTTTCCGGAGCGCTGGATATGAGGATAAAGCTATTCGTGCTTTTCCTCGCATCTATCAACCTGAAATGGTTGCCGTAGTCTTCAACCACGGGATCCACCGTTACCGCCCTCTCCGGCCCTGACGCGGCTGACCATCCTTGCGAGGAGATCAGCAGCGTTGTCAGGACAGACAGGGTAAGTAGAACTGCTTTAAATGTATTCATAAGTCCCCCTTGCCTGTCTGTTTTTTATGGAAATGTCCTTTTTCCTCTGTGCATGAAGATATAGTCAAGGAACTGGTTCGGAACATTTTTTGGAGTAATGGTCCCGAACGTAGGGCTGATGGTGACTTGTGGATCAGTTGCCCTCACCGTTGTTGACCCCTCAATTATTTTGTAAATATCGTCTGCCCTGTCAAAATAATTGCCCAGTCCTATCTTGTTCCCAATTCCAACCTGAATTTTAACGTCTTCAATCGTGCAGCAAACAGAAGACGCCGAAATTGCCACGGAGGATATGAAGGTCCAGGCATTGTTGCTTCTACCGATAGTCGTAGAAAAAGCAACCGTCTCCTGCCTTGCGAATCCGCGCGAGTCAGTTCCATAGACAATGGCTGACAGTGTTATGGTCTGTGTGGCAGGATTAACTCCGACATACGCCTGCAATATCACATCTCTCGGAGCGCCTGTGGAGAATGCGAAAGACTCAGTGAAATCAAAGTCGGAATAGTTAGTTCCGCTCCTGATCAGTGTGTTGGTGGAAACAGTGAGCCCGTTTACACGATAGGCGTCAGAGCTTGACGTGGCCAGGTTGTTCCATGTCTCTTGCCATGACCCTATCCCTGAAGAGACAATGAGGTTCCCAAAATATACGTTCCTCCACTGCCCACTCGATTGACCAATGTCAGAGGCCAAATTTCTCCCGTTCTGAATGTTCCCGTCATAGTCAATCCTAAACAGAGTAGTTGAAACCCCGTTCCTGAACTGACCTTGCGTGAAGAAGTCGGGAGACTCCCTCTTGTTTTCAACTCCGTACACCTGTTTTGTCCCACCCAAAAGAACAGCAAGCAGGATAAAGATACTCAGCGCTCTCGCGCCGTATTCAAAAAACTTCTTCATTGCGCTACCTCCCTTTATCTGCTCGATGGCCTGATAGTTTCGAGATTGGCGTCCTCAAACCTGCCCAGCTGACGCATCCCATTTTTGAACCGTTCCGCGACCTTCTGAAATTCAGGAGAGTTTTCTCTCCTTGCCATTTCGTTTACTGCCTTCCTGTACTGCGGGTCCATTGGGTTTGGCCTCAACATCACATGGCTTTTTGGGACCATGTTCTTTTGTAGCCATTCCTTATCCTGTTTGTTCCTGTTTTCCAGGGAAGCTCTTTCGTGCTTGTTTATGGAATCCGGCTGACCCTGCGCCAGCACCCTTTTCTGTCTCTCTATCGTCTCCCTTTCTGCGGGAGTGTTGACCCTGTCCGGGTTGTACAGGTTCCTGTGATTGATAACAGCCGTGTCGTCGGCGTTATCTTTGATGCTTGTCGTCAGGCTCTGCGTCTCTGCGGGCGTCAATATGCGCCTCACCCCTGGCCTCGATACTGTTTTGGTACTCATAATGGTACTCCTCCTTTCCAGTTTTTCAGCTGACTTCTGCGCCAAAAACAAAGCGCCAGTCAGAGAATCCGAATCCGTAGAACATGTAGGCCAGGTACTTGGCCACAAGTCCATCGAAGTCTTCGGCCTGCTTGAACTCCATGGGGTCAATCTCGTTCCAGATCGCAAACTCTTTTAAGAGCTCGGAATCAATGAGGAACCAGTTGTTGGTATCGGTAAGCCGTTTCAGGCTCAGCGATTTGTACTTGCCAACATGGAAGTTGCGGTTGTTGTTTGCGGTGTCAACCTTACCGTTGGACTTGATAACTTCATAAACCGCCTCATCCAGGTCCGGTGGATGAACGATCAGGTCAGGCTCCACGTCAAACACGTTCCCCCTGTTCGTGAGGAACTTGATCATGCTCAGCCGGTTGGCTTCCAGCGATACAGCGTTGAAAGCAGCTGTTCCACGGTTGCTCTGGCTCGGCCCGCCCTGGTTGCTCGTATGCGCAGCGCTGCACAGCTGCAGGGTGTCGTTGGTGGTGATGGATGTGTTGAAGGCGTTGTTGTACCCAAAAACCACATCGTTTGCGATGCGTCGGCGCCCAGCCAGCCCCAGCAACTTCGAGAACCCCTTGACCACGTTCAACTGATCGGTCCTCGCCAATTTCTTCTGGATTTTAATCCCCTTGGCGTATTCCTTGGCAGTGATGGTCATTTTGTAACCTTGTGCCACGTCGTCGTAGTCCACAGATCCCGTGAACTCGTCCATCAGACCCACGTCACCCATTTCGAGATAGGTTTCGGTGTCTTTGTTCGATTTACGCACGTCGAACAGCATGTCCCTTTCGGCCGGCACTTCCTTGTAGCCAACAGCGAAACTCTTATGCGCTATCGGTTCAAGAGCGTCAGCCCAATTTCCAGTGGTAATCATCTTGTCTCCTCCTTCATTCCCTCTCTCTACGGGTTAGTCAATAGAGTATGGGATTGCGTTTCTGAACATGATGTCCGCTTCAAAGCGAACAGTGGCCAGACTGTTTAGTCCCACCAAAGCAGAATCCGTCACCGGATTTAACTGCTTGATTCCGTCGTTCCTGATGATGTGAGAGTCAATGACAATGATGGGCGTCAATCCTGCCCCAGCCTGACTCCTCAACGACGTTCCGTCTGCGCTCAAAGCTCCGAACTGATGGAACCTGGGCAGAATCTTGATCAACCGTGAGGTCGTATCAAGGTTCGTTCCGAACGCAGCCTTCAGCGTTGCCGCTCCGGATGCTGATGCGGTAAGGAAGTTGGTCTGTCCGGCGCCAGTTCCAGAAACCACATACAGAAACCCTGCGTCAATGTCGTCTTCCAAGGCTGCCAGGGTGATGGTGGTCGTGCTCACTGCCTGCGTGACGGTGATGATGTCTGCCGTCAGCACTGAATAGGAAATCCTCACGATACGCCCAGGGTTCAAAATATCCACAGGGTGAGTCTTGAAGATTGTTCCAGGAACGTCAGTGTCGTCCGCTACCGCGTGGGCCTCACGCAAAATCCCAAATGTGTCAGGATGCGCGGCGCTGGCGGTTGCAGCTATCAACATTCCGTTCTCGGTTGCCGGCGTTGCTCCACGTTTAAGAAGCGCTCCTGCCACCAAAGCAGTTCCCAGTCCGCTTACCGGACAGTTTATTGCGTTTTCTTGGCTGTAACGTCCAATTCTCATTTTGTAGTCCCTCCTTTAAGGGTGTGCTCTTGCCTCGTTTACTTCTTTTTTCCTGAAGACTTCACTTTCGGCGTGAAAAACACCGTAACGAAAGCCTTCCCGAACCCGCCTGCCTGAAGGTCAGCTTGAATCTGCAAACTTTCAAGCGTACCACCGTTATCTGAACTCAGAAAAGAGTTGACAGACTTGTCAACAATCGATCCAAGGTCACGGTTTGCAGCATCTCCCACAACAACGTATGACTTAAACATCTCCCTTACCTCCTTCGCCTGTTCTCGCTGGACGGCAGGTTTCTGCTGTCCGGCAACTTCACGGGCTTATGTCTCAACCATCTCTTACTGCCACAAAACCTGCATCCAGAAGTAACCACCTGTTCCCCAGCATCACCGCCCGGTCGAAAGCTCAGTCCGTCCCCGTCGCCCCATGCTGTATTCCTGGTGTCGTTCGGCAATCCGCACTGGATGCACCTTCGAAATGGCGTCTTTCCAAGCCTTTCCCCCCGGCCAGCGGTCGGACTGGGGTATACTCTGATTCCGAACGGTACATGCCATCGGCTCATTTCCTCATCCACTTAATGTATTCTGCCTCGTCCATGCCAGCCGCCTTGGCCGCTGACTTTTGGGCTGGGCTGAGAACCACAGATTTACTTTTCCCACCAGTGTTGGAAGCGCTGCTCCTGATCTTCCCGGCGATCACCCTGTTCCTCTCCTGCGACCGGATCACTTTCTTAATGGCGCCGTTGGAGTTCTTTCCACGCGCAAAGTAGTATGCTTTTTCCAACAAGTTCTGATCGCTGTGGAACTTGGGGTTATAGTCTTTAAGGAAGTCACCAATGTCTTTCTGGTACTTCATGGTGTCTTCAAACCCCTTTCTCTTTGACATCGTTTCCAGCGCTTTGTTTCCCTCCATGGCCGCGAACCGGTCGTCAATCATCTTGGTTATATGCTGGACAACCATCATGCTCTGATTGGTGACGCGCTGAATGGCCTTCCGATCCATTCCCCAGTCTTCTTCGTTCTTGGCCCACTGTTCATCAGTGAGTTCAAACGGCTTCTCTTCTCTTGCCGGGACCTTCTCAATCTTTTCGAGGCGAGCCTTGAGCTCCGCAATCTGCGCGTCCCTGGGGTCAGTTTCTTCCTCTAATTCTCCCCCAGCATCTTCTTCAGCTTCGCCAGCTGCTTTCTCATCATTTCCATCCTCTGCTTCTTCGTCAACAACGGGGTTTCCCTCCGCGTCAAGTTCAGCTTCGTCAGGTTCCTTAATGGTCTCATCCGCAACGGCATCTTCTTTTTCCTCCACAACCTCTTCTTCCAGTGCTCCAGCTCTATTTCCCATCTCATTTCTCCTTCGGCATTAAAAAACCCACGGAAAGAAGCGCCAGCTAAGGCGCTCTCTTCGTGGGCTCAATGGCCTCTTTTTATTTTGGGCTCAGACTACACTATTCAATGTTTTCAATCTTGCTCCTTTTTACACAACAAAAACCTTATTGTCCATTTGCTTGCAGCCTCGGCATTTTGTCTCCAATCCGACCTTGACCTCTAAATTTTTTATCAGCTCCGAAATCGTGTTATTTTCAAATTCATTTAGAGTGTGCGCCGACTCATCAGTACCATCAAAACTTACCGTGAAAATAACCCTGGTAAATAGCTTATTGCAGTTGAAGCATCGAACCTCACGCTCGATCCTCTTAGTTCCTTCCACTTAGTCGCCCCCGATACTCGTCTATTTTAACCCTCACGTCCTCCAGCTGCCTGTTCATTCGTTCCAGGTCAGCGGCGAAATCTTCCGGGATGTTCAGGAATATCGCAATGGTCTTCTTCTGCGCCAGCAATATCGTCCTCTGGTCCTGCGTCAGTGACTCAAAACCGTTCAGCTGAGCTTCAATGCTGTCCCTCTTGTCCTTAACCTTATCCTTAAACGTCTTCCAAAACTTGGTGTCTGCACCTTCCCCTATTATCTTGGCGTCTTCAATCTGGTTTTTCAGCACAAGCTGGCGACGCATCAATTTCTTTAGAACTATGTCTGACGGCTTTCTGTGTTTCATTTATCCACCATTCCCTTGCGCTCCAGGCGCTACCCGCTCATGTATCTGTTCTTTCAATCTTGACACCAAAGCGTTCGTCCTGACCCTGTTTGCCAGGTTCTTAATGCCGGCTGCCTTGGCCTGTTCCATGGCCTTCTGCTGCTGAATTGCGGCCTGTTGCTGGACTTGCTGCTGTTGCATGGCCATCTGCTGTTGCTGGGCCTGCTGGACCTTCATCCGCATCTGAATCTCTTCCTGCTCAATCTCTTGAATGGAAGGCAAAATCTTGTCCCGGCCTGGGATCCTCCCGCCCCTCAGCGCACGCCTCAGTATCTCAACCCTCCGCTTGGCGCTCTGGCCTATCACCGGCTCCTTGACCAGTGCCAGGTAATAGTTGTACCACTTCTGAAACTCTGAATCGGGGTTCATGGCCACCGTTACCCCGTGCATCTTGACCTTGATCCCCTTCCTCAATATCCTCTTGGGAATTGACTGCCTCTGCCGCTTGCCACCTTCTTCGCTGGCAAAATACTCCAGCTGCGCAGGTCCAAACTGGTAGAGATGAGACAGGCATATCTCTCCGGCGGTCTCAACACCGCTCCTGAGCTCGTTTATTGGGTCGTCCATCCTCAAATTGCTCTGGTTTATCAGCGCCACTGTCTTGTTGCCGGGCGCGTTGGGGTCTGAGCTCTGCGCGTTGCCTGAGAAAAGGAAGGCATCAACACCAACCGTCAGGGAACAAATCTGGATGTCGTTCTTCTCTTCGTTCATTGACTCGCCCATGTCCGTGGGCTGAACCTTGAACTGCTCAAAACCTTCCGGGTCATCCATAAGGAAAAGGACGCCAGGGTGAAACCTGTTCTCTTCCGCTTCCAGATCAAAATCTTTGCCAAACGCGCTTTTCTTGCCCTTGAATGACGGGACCGTGGCAATCTCCCGCGACTGGATGCGCTGGTTGTGCTGAGTGTCAATTTCTTTGTTCATTTCCATCAACTGCCCGGGAACTGATGCACCGATGAGCCGGTTCGGTTTCTTCTCTATCCTGAACAGCGCGTAAAAGTCGATGCGGTACGGGTAGTCAATGAACGCCGTCAGCGCGTCTTCTTCGTAGGAATAGGTGAGCAGCAACTTCTCCTCACCATCACCTTTCTTCAATTCAATGTAATAAACCAGCTCGAAAAATTCGTAATCGTCAGATTTACCGTCTCTTCCCAGCCCCTCTGCCCGGTCTTTAGATTGAACATAGCTGCTGGCCTGAGTGCCGCTCCTGGTCTCGGATAGGAGTTTGGTTGTCTCTTCCTTATCCCATACGCCCTCATCTCGCTTCTTCTTGATCTCTCCGCGCCTCATGGTGAACCGTTTACCATATCCACGACAATTCTGCCGGGTAATGTTCCTGGCTGTGGCTGGAAACGTGACGAAATCTACCAGCTCTACCACTTCGGCCTTGGGACCGACATAGACCGGCTTGTCGTAGGTTATGGGGATCTCAACGGGGAAATCTTCATTCGCGTTGTCCGCAATGTATTGGCCTGTAATTTCCCATTCTTCCTGGCTCAGCCCCGAACTTTCAGCGTCAGGAAATTCCTGCATGAACTCGTCAACATTTGAGATGAACAGTACGTCCTTGGTTTTTTCATAGTCTTCCACATAGGGAATCTGCAGAACGCCCAGTCCGTCCCGGTTGGTGGTCTGGAACACTTCGCTCAGTCCTTCCACTATGTTCCACTCGCTCTTGGCAAAATAGTTCAATGAGTCGTCTATCCGGGATGTGTAGTCTTCCAGCGCATCTTCGTTGGTCTCCGTGTACCAGATAATGTCGCCGCCCAGGATTGACCGCCGCTCGATGCTGTGGTAAACTTTACAGTAGATGGCCGTGATGGGGATGTGCAGGCAGGACGCGCCGACCCACGGATAGTCAGTCTCTTCAACCACGCCTTCCAGCAGGTCATTGATCTCTTCCAGGTTCTTATGTAGATCGCCGGTGTTTTGTTTCCATTCAGAAATTTCACGCTTCAGGCGTTTCTTGATTTTGTCTTTCTGCGCTTTGGATAATTCCAGCAAACTGCCAAACTTGCTCCGGTACTCTTCCGTTAGGAATTCGGGGAGCTTGCTCTTGGCTGGACTTTTTTCGATTTCTTTTAATTGTATTTCTGCGTCCATTTTAATCAGTAGGCGTCCCCGTCGTCTTCTTCTGTTGCTGGCTTGGACTTCTCGCCCTTCAGCGTGGAAAGTGCCTGGTCTGCCGCGTTCTCGGTTTCGATCTCGAGCTCTGAATAGTCAATCGTCACCTGGCCATCAGAAACGTCAGAAACCTTACCGGACCAGCTTCCCTTAACCTCAGCTCCTACCTCGATGCCTTCCAGCTCAGGGTATTTTTCCACCGAAAGAACAGTCTGATGGTCCCCTTCTTCGCCCTCCATTACCCGATCCACCTTCTCTCCCTTCCCGGCAACACCGCTGATCATCTTTTTTTTCAACATCCCCATGCTTTCGTGTGGCATAAAACCTCCTTAAACTACCGCTAACCCCGGACCTTTGCCGTGAACTGGCTGCCCGTTCCTTTTAGGAACAATCACTCCACTCTGTGCCTTCTTCAAAATCTTATTGCGAATGTGGAACAGGGCTTCCCCCTTAATCACCTCCTCCAGGTACCCCCGGAGAAATACTGACCCGAATTTGTTCTCTGCCAGCTGGGCCAGAGGGATTGAGACAAACAGCATGTCGGGGTCTGTCTTGCGGTCGTACCAGACGCAGATGCCTGACTTCTGTTCTTCTGCCGTAGGAGGCGTTATCAAATCTTCGTTGGGTTCGTTCATTTCAGTTTACCCCCAGACGTTCAGGGATCACAGCGTGGATCCACCGCTCGCTGACGAATGTGTAACGTTTTCCGTCTTCCTGCCACTTGTTGCTGATACTGTGATCTTCGGGGAACATGTCGAACAGTACCCGATCTCCAACCTGAACATCCCAGGCGTCGGGGCCAACCGCGATCACGGTGCCGGTATAGTGCATTCCACGGTGCGCATCGGGGCGGACCAGCCCGGACTTGCCGTATGTCGTTGGCGCCTCTTCCCATTCAAGGAACACCAGGTCAGCCATTGGTTTCACATTTTTAACTTCTTCCATCGTCTCTCCTGCAACCTTCGCTTCACTGTAGCTCATTGGCTATCACCTCCGTCCTTGTCTGACCAAATCTTTTCTGCCATCAATCGCAAAACAAAAAAATATAATCCTGTCTGTGTATTTTTTCTTTTTTTTAACCAGAGACATAGACACATCGCTGTAATCAGATCGTTGCAAGATCATTTGCTCATCCTCTCAGCCGTCCCCTCAATTCTTAGGTTGACTTCGTTGGCTTTAAAAAATTCCTTTATGTCATCCAACATAATTCCAGCAATAATCTCTCTTGCCTTATCGTACAACTGTAATTCTGTTAATTTCATCTCTTCATCCTCTCCGCCATCCGCTCCAACTCTTTAGTGGTCCAAACTCTGAACAGCTCGCAGGGCCAGGGATGACAGAAGGGGCACATTACTTCCAACGCCTCTTACTGTTGACCGGCCAATAAACCGGACGGATAGACTCACAGTTTCCGATCTTCTCTATCCTTGCGCGGATGCCGCCAAACCAACCGTACCTAACAGTTTTGCGCGGAACGTGACAATATGGACAGCTCATTCTAATGGCACGGAGGCGCAGGCTGAACGCGACACCAGAGATTGCTCAAACTTATAGAGTCTTCATGGGCAGCCATCTGCGCAAACCAGGTCCGCTCCTGTCTTGTTAAATGCTTGTAGGATAGGTGCATCCTTGACCGCGGCCGCTTTGTCTTCGCTTTCTTTGCCATCAGCGGCCTCTGCCCTTCCGCGACCCAACCAGAGAATACACCCCGGCCTGCTGGGACTCACCTTCCCTGTAGGTACCGCTCAGCTCTAAAAATTTGAGGCAGTAGAGGCCGATGGCCAGAGCCATCACCGTGTCGTTAAAGTACCCTTCCTGCGCCACAACCTTTCCATTGTCATCGTAAACGCATGATTTGATTTCATTAAGAGTGACCGCATCATTTATGAAAACTGTCAATTCTTCGAGAGAGTTGCGCAGAGCGCTGATAATAAGACCGCGCGTTTTTTCGTTGGTGGGAAACCCGTCCTTTTTCTGCTCTTTTTCACCCCAGATTTCCTGCGTGTTCAGGAGGTGGGGATAATCTTCAGCCCTGATCCTCTCAATTACGGCCCAACCGTGGTTGTTAAGCTCTGGGATCAGTACGGCGTTGTGGTACCAATACCCGATGTCGCACATCTTCTTTCCAAACTCGCCAGGGTCCAGGTGCCCGCGCCAGACCGCAACCTGCTCCCAGGATGATCTATCAATAACCTGAGTCACGCTGTACGCCCCACCCTTCACGCCCTCAGCCACATCTGCCGAGACCAGGTATCTGTGCCCCTGCCGGGGCGCTTTCCAAACTTTCAGGAGTCCACCAGGTGACAAATTTATGTCAACGGTTCTTCCATCATCAACAACCTCACCAACCCATTTAGGGTCAGATATTTTTTTATCGTAAATCTGCAACTTTAAAGGATTGAACGCCGGGCGGCCGCTGTAAAGAAAACTCTCGTCAACTGTTTCTGGAAACTCCTGTGGTATGAGAGACTTATCGCTGAACCCGGCCTTGATCTTCTCGAACTGGTCCGGCGTATAGAACTCACGCCAGCCAAAGAAGCGGGGCCGGTAGTCAACCTCACCAGCAACAGCCTGATCCCACGTTTTTTTCTCGTGGTTCCATCCGTTCGATGTGGTCTCGCGGACCACGATCCCTGACCCTACTGCCACCTGGCTCTTGGTGCCCTCGATAATCTCGCTCGCCTTCAGAACTCCCGTGTCTGGGTAATGGGCAGACTCTGTAAACAGGGCACCCCGGACAGTCCCGCCCCTCTCTCCGGTTCGGCTTGTGGCTGTTCCGGTATAGATTGACGCCTTATTGTGTCGCAAAACCAATTCTGAACCCTCTGCGGCCACCGCAAACAGCTTCCTGTCCAGCGTCTCGTCCCATTCTTTCGGGTTGCGCGTGACGGATGATAGGAAAAAACCCTTCACTCTGCGGTAGTGCTGCTTAGTAGCGTCGGCACGGTACGATATTTCGAGGAACCTGCTGGCCTCTTTGTAGAACATCATCACCGATGCAAAAATACCAAGCCAAAACGACGTGAACCCCTCTTTGCGAGCCTTGATTATCTGTTCGCGGACGCAGGAATTTACCCAAAATTCTGAACCGTAGTCATTTAAAAGCATTTGGTAGTATTTGTTTTGGACTTGATTGAATTTGAAGGGAACGTAGGCGCCGGTCTCGGCGTGATCTATGAGGAAATTTTCTTCGATGTATTGGCGGGCATCCATCATTTGTACCTACTATTGAGCGCTTCTATGAACTTATCCATCGAATCGGACTCTATTTGTTGCGTAGGCTTGCCCCATCCGCGATCTGACAATTCCTTGGCGGCTGCAATTCTTGCCCCTTCGCTGGCATTTTTGTCACGCATAATGCCTAATAAAAAATCTGCAATCTCTTGCGCTACCCCATCCTGACTGCGAATGTATTCTCCGATCTCGTTTTTTGGACGGCCGGACGGGTTCCCGGACTGACCTTTCTTGAATGGCCTTCCTGGTCCCCTCTTCTTGGCTGATACAGTGCTGTTAGTAGCCATGGACCTCACGCTGTTTTTCGCTGAATTTTTCAATATATTCTGAAAATTTATGCAACAATCCCGGAGTGTTTTCTATTAAACCAAGAAAAACATTGCACATTCTACATAGAAGCCCACGAATTCTTCCAGTATTGTGATCATGATCAACTGCCAGCCTACGACCATCAACATTAAATTTTCCGCAAATAGCACACACTCCGTTTTGGTTGCGGAACATTCGCTCATAAGCATCTATCGTTATGTTGAATTTAATTCTTAACTGCTGGGCTCTAAGTCTCTCTTTGTGACGGGACCTATATCTATCACTGCGGGCTTTTACTAAATGAGGATTCTTTTCGTTGTATTTTTTAATTCTTTTATACCTGCAGTCCTTACAGGTTCCTCTTAAATTTTGCGATTCCTTTCTATATTGAAAGCGATTAAGCGCTTTAAACTCTTTGCAATTTCCACATATTTTTGTTTCATCACTCATAAGGTCCTCTGTTACCGCAAAAAGAAAACCGCTAAACGCTACCTTATACGGCAGCAATTAACGGCTCTCTAAGAAGCTCGCGGCGCCTGTTTAGATCAGGCTCATCCCGACGGATCAGGTCGAGGAAATTTCAAAAACTAATTTAAACCAGTTTAATTATAATACAAACGGTAAAAAAAATCTAACATTATCTACTGACATTTTAAACTACCCCGAACCGTAGATCACCCGGCTACACTGTATCAGTTTTTCTATTTTCAATTAACTCCTCCTTTTTTAATCTATCAATCCATCTCCATACCGTCCTCTGCGTAACACCAGTTGCAACCGACATCTCCCAAACCATCAGTTTTACGAATCCCCAGCCACGCCGGCGGGCGCTTCCATAGGATATGCACACAATCTTTTCGAGATCGGGAGTTATAACCATTACTTAACCCATGAAAAATAGTTGGGACTGTCGTGATCGTACCTGCCATAGCCTAACTCAATTGCCTGTGCTTGCCATCGATCTCTTTCAGATTGCCAAACACCCCGAGCGGCAACTGTGGCCAGGAAAGCACCTGCAAAAAGGCCGATCATAAATACTTTAAACTCTTCGTTAACGTTCACCCGTATCCAGACCCCCTTTCTCCGCTGTATCCGCTCTGTACCAAAAGCCAGACAAAAAACCCGGCTGATGCAACCAAAAACAGGACCCCTGCCAGGAGGAACCAAAATATCTTGGAAAGAATAACTAAAATACTCACTGGTTTTTCTCGGCATCGAGGCGCGTAACCTGATTTTTCATAAATAAAATTTAATTGCTTCAACGGCTGCGGCGTAACCTCTGCAAATCACTGCCTGGTATCCCCGCGCCAGTAATTTCGAAATCCACTCTTTCTGGCTGGCGCTAACCGTGCCGCCCTGAGTACGTTTCATCTCCACCCACAAACCGTGAAATTTTCCGCGTGGCTCCGCGATTATCAGGTCCGGGCAGCCGGAGGTGTAGCCAGATTTTTTCATTTTTTTAGCCACCCCGATTGACGTGCGCATCCCCCCGCAGGAGGCCGTAAACAGACAATCGGGGTAGGCCTCGCGCAGCCAGTTAACCACGGCCACCTGCTCATCATGCTCAGACCTCACCAGACCTCCGCACCTGGCTCTGGCCACCATGCCCCGGTTCACCCTGTTCCGATACCGCTCATAGCGGCGCTGGGGATCCCGGTTGCTGTTTGGGGTCCAGCCCAGTCTCAGCCTGCCAAAACGCCTCACTTAAACGCCCCCGATGGCAAAACTTCCAGCTCTTTCCGCGCCTTCTCGTACCGCCCGCAGGCAGGATAGCCAGCTTTGTGATCCGTTGCGCTCGAATAAGTCCGTTTCCGTAGCGCACATTTCAAAAAATTTCTGAACCTTTGTAGGTGGATGCATTCCTTGCACGTCTTACCAGCCGGCCCCGGGCCGTAGAGAGAAAGGCAAGGATTGAACCCTCTCTTTATTTTTGGAGGCAGGTCTGCGATTTCGTGGTTGAATAGGTCTTTCATCGGCAGTTAAAAACCTCCTGCTGTAGGCGCAGGTATCTTCATAAAAGTAAACCAATGTGTCTTGTTTTTGCTTCCAACCGGATGGCCAAATAACGGTTGAACAGGAAAAAGAGATAATACTTTCTTGCGCGAAATTTCTTCTTCATTCCACTTGAAAACAAGAACTCCGTAATCCTGTAAAACTCTCCAACATTCCGAAAAACCGTCCCTCAATGTTTCCTCCCAACCAGAGATAAGGCAACCATATTTTTTACGAAGCACAGAAGTTTCTCCAAGGGAAAGCAAATGGGGGGGGTCCCATACGATTAGTCTAAACTGTTTGTCTGGAAAGTTTAAATCAGAAAAATCCATAATAATATCAGGTTCGACTGAATGACCTGGACGCTGGTGTACATGCCCCTTCTCTGCCCGTCTTTGGTCAATGTAAATAGTATTGGGATGCGTCTTGTTAACCCAGAAACAACGGCCGCCGCAACAGGCATCGAGAATGAATTTATCCATTACCTACCCCCCGAACTTCCAGCAGAGTTGCTCATGGCTTCGCCTCTATGATTTCTTCAATTCTACTGCTACGAATAGTTTTCTTTGCGCCGCAATGAGCGCATGTATACGTTCCAATTTCCCTGCACCCAATAACGAGACACCCATAATGTGGGCGCACCTCCCCCCAACAATGGCCATACCTTCTGCAAAATTCTTTCCAATCGTTGACTATGACGGTGGAGGAAGAAATATTTACATTTCTAACTGCACGTTCAGCCGCATCATCAAATCGGCCAGCCCACACCATTCCAGCGGACATCATAAATACCAAAGTAACTAAAATTTTCATAAATTCCCCCATTGAGATGCCATTGCTTTTGCGATGCCTGAAAATGTCTTACTTCTTTTTTTTTGTCTTTCCTTTTTAGGCAAACCATATAAATCCGCATACCATTTTGGCATTGACTTGCCACTTTTAAATACAACTCTACAACCACTATCAACAATATTGGTTGGTAAAAGTTTAGGAAGTCCTTTTAACCATAAACAAGTTTTTTTTGAAAACGGCTCGCCAAATTCATACGGGTTAATTATTTGATCTGGTTTCCTGTAAAGAGAGGACATAATCCCGACGGGATTTTCAATGGCAACTTTATTGCAATTTAAATAAGTAAACAGTTTAAAAAAATCTATTCCCTCCTGTTGCCTTCCGTCTTTTCTTTTTACTGCAAACCATGCAGCACCACTCACCGCTAAATGCGTACATGGTGGAAATGCAATAATCATATCCCATTTTTTATGCAATAACTGGACAACATCCTGCTGCATATGCCATTCAGGGTATCCACCGGAACACGGTTCAATATCACAAGAATAAGCCTCGTGTCCTCTTTTTCTGAATTCTATAGTTACCGCCTGACTTTCCTCGCACGCAATCAATATTTTCATACAGACATCAGCACGATCAGGAGGGTTAGGGGTTTCATGGCAATTTTTCCTTCCAAGCATAGCATTGCAAGCAGACTAATCCGTTCTTGCGCCACATATCAACAACTCGTTGGCGGTCATCTACCACAAATAGTATGTTTTCTTTATCTGAAAAATTATCAAGCCATTTCTGTTTAAGGTCAGAGTCGGGTGTATAATTATCAATTTCTCGCAAAAGAATAGACTCTACCGGAAAATTTAAATGCTTATTAATCCAGAGCATAGTATTGGCGCAAGGTCATGCCTGAACTGCATGGCATAGGGCCACCTAAACTATTCTTGTTAAAGTTTATTTGCGGAAACGCTGGCTGTTCAAGGTTTGTCATTGGGTTTCTCCTTTTTACAATCTTGCCAACTAAGGCCACCTGCTTTTTTATATTCTCTATAATATCTCCTTCGGTCTGCCCGATTCATTCCCATCAACTTTTCGTGCTGACTTTTTGACAGGGGAATAAACTGCCTTTGTTCTTTCTTTGACATTTTTTCTACTTCTTCCATAGAAACAATACTTCCATCAGGTCCCATTATTTCCCCTCCTATTTTATTATTTTTATATTTTTAGGCAGCGTAACCCCTTTAAGGTCACATCCGCCAACATCCAGGGAC